CCGATAGCGTCCTTGATCCAGTTCTTAGCCATCAGCAGCCCTTACGGCCCTTGACCATGCCACCGGACTTGTAAGCGCCCATCTTCTTGACGCCTGCCTTCATCTCTTTCTTTTCGCCAGCCAGATAAGCAGCCTTGCCCATCTTCTTTTCCATCTTCTCTTCCTTGCCCTTCTCCTTGCCACCGAAGGGCTTTGCCATCTTGCCGCCGAAGGGCATCTTGCTCATTGCCTTAGCCATTACTTCTCTCCTTTGCAGTAGCCCTCACGACGGGCGTTATTAACCTTCACTTCTGTGATGGTTTGGGGTGTGTCCTTAGAGGACCAAGAAATGTCGCGCCACACAGAGCACGCAGCGAGATTAGTCTCGACGGTGCCCGTCGTTTTGAAGCAGCCCGCCAGAAGAAGTGTCGACAGCATCACCAGCCCTAACCGCATCTTGAACTCTCCCAAGAGCATCAGCCGTTGCTTTTGCTTCGATCTCTGCAATCGCATCGGCACGGATCTTAACATAAACACCGGCTAGAGCCATCACAATGATAACTCCAATAACGGCATATCGACCTAGCGGCGTGAAAAGTAGGCTAAACACCATGCTTCTCCATGTTCTGTTTCCGCCAATACCAAATGGCTGCACCAAGGCCAACCACGACGAGCATGATAAGGAAGTTTGGGTTCTTTAGTAGATTGATGACCACATCCAGTAGGTCGGACGCTTCCTGCGCTTGCGCAACAACTTCCTTCGCCGCACCCACACCGGCGAGCGCCCCCGTCACCACAGCAGCGTTTCCCTGCTTACTCTCAATCATGGACTTCTGAGGTACAGCATCGGGCTCGGCCCGATGATCTTCATGGTCATGTGGATGCGTATGGTGGGCGGACCACCAAGCAGCTTCAGCCTGACGACGGCGGACCAGACCCGGCAGCACTTTACCACCGCCCTTGGTCCACTTCATCAATTCGTCGGGTACAGCGTCAAAGTCGCCAGCGTTGACTTTCTTGAGCAGGGTCGAAGTCTTTAGGGCACCTACGCCAGCGTTGTAAGCAAAATCAACCAGTACATCGAACTGGTTCTGCTCCAACTCAACTTTGACCATAGCGGCGACGGGGATCTCATATTTAACAAGATCGCGCTTCAGGATCTCTTCAGCTTCGTCTTGAGTGATCGTCATGCCTTCAGTTACTTCAGGTGCGCCTGCAGCGGAAGTATGGCCGTAACCAATGGTTAAGATACCCGCAGGGCAGCGATAGGCTTTGAGCTTACACCCTTCAAATCGTTTTAGGATGTTATCAAGGCCAGCCTGAGACATGTGCATAGTAGTTCTCCTATCCGTACAAAGCTACAGTGACAAATGCTGCGCCTGCTAGAACTAGAACACCGACGATAAGCCCGCCAAGCATCATCATATCTTTCTGAAACTCAGCGGCTTCTTTAGCGGCACGAAGGGCTTCAGCTTTTTGCGCTTTCTTAATGCGTGTTATTTCTTGCTGAACTTCTTCCCACCCGCGAATGCCATATGTTCCAACAAACTCATTCTTTACTTCGTTGAACCATGCTTCGGCTTGCTTTCGTTTAACGACGATATCCATCGCCATTTCTTCCGCCGAGATTTTTGAAAACATCGGCGGGCGAGGAGGTGCGGCACTGAGCTGTGTTAGTTTTGCAACAGACCCGTATAGCTTAGATATATCAGAGACCATACCCTGAATGTCTTTGCCAATTTTAATACCTGCTTTGATGCCCTCAAATGCAGTTTTCGCCACACCGAAGATAAGCGCGATGCTGGCGGGGTCCATCTGTTATTTATCCTTGAGATGAGTATATGCGCCGAGAGCTAGAGCACCTAAAATCCCCATCGTCACCCACTGGGTGATTGTTTTTGTAATTGTTGACCGTGTCTGTCTCCAGCCATCAATCAACGTGCGAAGGTCATGGATGTCTTTACCGGCATTCTCGTCATGCAACCCAACGCTTTCAAGCGCGCGGCGTGCACCACGTTCAGCGGCCCGTTCAATAAGAAGGTTAAGCTGTTGCTCGTCCATCGTATTGCCCTACTGAAGGTTTTTGAGTTTGTAGTAAGCCTTCAGGTAAATACCAGTCAGCTCGTCAACTTGGTTCTCAATAGCAAAGACCCCATCAGCAATAGCCGAACGGTTTTCTTCGAGCCACTCCGCTTCTGTTTTAATATGTTCGACGATAGTGGACGGACTTGCGGTAACACCGGGGAACGTGACAGCGTCAATCAGGCCGAACGCGCCTTGGTGCATTTCAACGATATCATCAAGTTGGCTGATGATCGCGTTATAGAACTCGCCAAGCGCAACGTGCTTAGCGTAAGAGCCCATGCCCTTAGCTTTCCAGTGTGCAATGTGCGCGGCGTTTCGCGTTGCAAAAACGCGGGCGATAAGTTTCTCAATCACGGCACGTCCCTCACGGTGAAGAGGACCGTGTCCTCTTTAATCTGCCCGCCAGAAGTAGAGGCAACGACTTCGACGGTATACTGTCGGTTAGTGAGCCCACCGTTCACAAAGAACACCGCGATCTTGTGCGTAGCGTCAATAGAACTAGCGTCGACGACAAACGGCGGTGTTGTGACGTTTGGAACTGAATAGGTGACGGTCGCCAACGTCTCGCCGGTATCCAGCCAATCTGAATAGTCGATAGCGTAGCGTTTACGCTCGATGGGGGTTTTTATGAAACTGCCAAGCCTCATACGAGCGCCCTCTGTCTGGGTTCAAGCTGAAGGTCCGTATGGACGGGGTCTTCGGCTGTAAAGTTCTTTGAAGGAACATACATCACCTGCTCCTCCGGTTCCACCACCATTGTGGATTTATAGGTAGCATTACGGTCAACAGGCTCCGGTACGGTCATGGTGCGGAGTTCTTGTTCGGCGTACATGAACTCCATATCCCCAGTGAAATACTGGGAGAAGAACATATTAGCCGGAGACCCAGTTGTTTGGTAAACAGCCGTAGCAAGAGGGAACGGATAGTCATGGGTAAAGCTAACGGGCCTACCGGTATAATTATACGACCCAGCAGCAAGCCCAAAGTAAACGCCGCGCTGGAATACAACGGGGACACCAGTATATGTGTAGGCCCCAACGTCTCCAGTCATGAACCGCGCAGCTACAATACTAGCTGGCTGACCGTTGACTGGGTAAACGCCGGTATTGGCAGCCATACCTCGCGCGGCAAATACTCCAGCGTCGTATCCAATGTAGGAATACCCACCGTCATGCCCCTGCATATAACGGGATACGCGCATGGCGGCGGTGTTACCGGTTACGGTATACGGTTCAGAATAAATGCGCAGATTGCGCCCAGTAGGAACGCCAGCAGCATACCCAACAAGGTTGTAGAAGCCGGGGGAGACTGCAAGGTTATACGTACGTAGGAAATTGGTGGCGTTACCATCCACCAAATAAGTGCCGATAGACGAAAGTAGAGTATAGTTTCGCGCGACGCGGGCTGAGTTACCTACGTAGGTATATGTGCCTGTTGCACTGGCAAGCATACGTGTTGCACGTAGAGCGGCATCGACACCAGTTTGCGCGTATGCACCTTGATTGGCGACAATCATGCGTGCGGCGAATAGTGATGCCGCTACACCGCTATATGTGTAGGTGCCCTGAAAACTGGTCAGTATACGTGTTGCACGAAGGGCGGCATCAACACCGGTCTGAGCGTAAGCGCCCTGTGCTGCAACGATGGCGCGGCCAGCCTTCAGGTTAGCCGCAACGCCAGTGTACAAATACGACGCTCCATCCGCGACAAGGGTGTAGTCCTTCGCGATCTCAAATGCTGTGGGCTGGAACGCCCCTTTTTGGAACGCGAAGGCCACCGTTCACTCCGATGGTTAGATGACCGTGGGAGCCTCAGAGACAACCTTCTCAGGCTCCGGCACGGGGGTCGGATCAGGAGGAGCGGGGCGAGGCTCTGAGGTTAGAAACCAACTCTGTCCGTCGAACACAGCGTACTGCCCAACAGGGATATCTGGGACCGGCACATCTGTCCACGGACCAGCCGGATATCCTTGGTCATTCGGAATATCTTTATAGTTTCCGGTATAATAACCAGCATAGTCGTACTGGTAAATGCGATAGGTGTCGATCATGAGTCACCTTACGTTTTGATGTATGCGACAGGCGGCGGGGCCGCTGTTGTTCCGGTGTTGGGCGTTGTTAAACTTGGCACGGGGAACTGAGTTGCAACCGTGTAACCAGAACCAGTGATAGTGTAAGTTGACGGAGTTGCAAGGCCATTCTGACCGACCAAAGTTGTTCCACAGATTGCACGATAACTGGCAAGTGTTCCACTAAACGCCCAGTTTGCCATGTCATTTGAGTACCAAGTGTTATTTTGCGTTGTGAAATAATAATTTGTACCGTCACGCAAAAACACACCATTTGTAGTATCTGGAACAGCACCCTGCCACGCGGCAATTTGCGTCCAGCTTCCTGAAGCACCTGTGGTACTGCGGAAGATGATGCCAGCATTACAGACGACGTAATAGTACGTCCCGTCCCAAATGGCCCTGCCAAAACTCGTTGCGCCAGAGTTTACCGATTGAAGGTTTGATGTGATGTTTGTCCACGTTGAACCATCTGCGGAATACCACACGCTCTTATACGTGTTACCAAGGCTCATTCCGTTTCCAAGATCAGCGCCAATAGCAACCATACCGTTTGAGCCAACAGCAGGAGCATTGGTGAACGCTGTGGGCGCGGCAGAAGCAAGAGTCCACGTTGTGCCATTTGTCGTGTAATATAGTTCGTTTGACGAAACGAACTGCGTATATGTACCGCAGCAATTGTAGCTTGCACGGACCCACATAATTGCGCGCCCTAATGTGGCGTTGCCAACAACCCACATAAAACCGCCGCGTGTGTTGGTCACTGCTTGAGTACGAGATGTCCACGTCACGCCATCGGTGCTGGTCTGATAACTTACAGTTGCTGCTCCATTTGGAACCTGTGACTGCCCTTGCGGGGCAATATAAGTACCGTTGACGTAAGCAACAGTTGCATCTGTTGGATAAAAAGACACGGCTGTACGCGCAGTAAATGTAATCCCGTCAGAAGAAGTACGAATACCGTTGGCGTTTTGAGCGTTATTTGACCATACAGACCCCGGCATAATCGCAAGGTTGTTCGCGCTAGTCATGTAGCTCCAAGCGTTAGTGAGCGTCCCCGTTGTAAAATTAGAATTACGCAGCGTCTCTGCGGAGAGTAGGGTAGGTGTACCAATAACCGAAGCAAGGTTCGGATACGCCGAGCGATTGTAGATTGATCCATTGCAACGCAGAAAACCCGTCGGCGTGGTTGACGAGGGGTAGTACACGATAGAACCAGCAGGGATCGTGCCGGTGTTAATCAGAGCTGCAAGATCTGCACTACGAGTCATGGCGCGACGCCCTTCCGAATGTTCACGAACCGCGAGTTCGGTTCGAGTGCGATAAGTTCATGTGCCTGACCGACTTTCCAGTCGATCACGTCACCTGCTTTTGCTGTCATTTCCCAACCATCTCCATGCGCCTTGAAAGACCCGCGTGCGATGATTGTGATGTGTACTGTATCTTCGTCATGCGAGTGCATAGGCAAAACATCGCCTTCACCATCGGCATCATAGATGGTTCCGTTCAATTTACCAAAGCTGACCACATTTGCGTGTAGCATCAGATCACCGCAGGTGCTTCGCCGGGAACCGCAACAGGAGCTGGCTCTACAGGAGCTGGTTCAGGTGGGGGCTCAGGATGAGGCTGAGATGTCAAGGTCCATTGCACATGATCAAAGACGGCATACATACCAGTCGGGATTACAGGCACAGGAATATCAGTCCACCGTGCAGGAGGGCCGGGGTATGAGCCATTGATTGGCACTTCCATAGTTTCGCCAGTGAAGTAGCCCCATTCGTCATAAGCATAGACTGTGAATGTATCGCTCATAACTGGCCTCACGTCTTGATGTAGAAGCGGTTGCTGTAATATGGAGAGTTCAGCAACGTGGTGTTCTGGTTGATGTTGGTGTAGTTTGGAACAGGGAACTGTGTCGCTTGAGTGTAAGAGTTGAAGTCCCACCAATACACGCCAGTCTGCGTCCCAATGCGTGAATAGAGTTTGTTACCGTTGGCAATAGCCAGCGCTCCATAAGCTGCTGTCACAGATGTATTTGCATACACCTTCCAATCTGTGGTGTACCAGCCGTTAGCAGATACATATGCTGTACCATTCCAACGCCACTTGTTGTAGTAAGAATTGCTAGGGGCGGTAGTCGTAGATGTATTTTGCAAAGTCCACGATCCACCCGCGCCAGTTGTGCTGGTGTAAATATAGCCCGTTGACGTTCCCAATACGAAAATGCCGTTTGTATATGAAATACGAACTGGCGATCCCTGCGTGAAGTTGGAAGTAATTTCAGTGAATGATGCGCCGCTAGACGAATAGAACACTCTGTTTGCACGTATTAATACCAAACCACTGGCATACCCAGCGCCTGAGTCAAAACCATTCAAACCTGCTGCAAGGTTAAATGAAGTCCATCCGCTTGTTCCAGTGGTGCTGTAAACACAACCAGAAGAGTTATTACAGCCATCACTGCCATACCAATTTGTTACAAAGATGCCCGCTCCCCACGCCATGTAGTTTGTTCCACAAGCGTAATTAGATGCAATGACAGACACCTTAGACCAAGAAGACAGATTGGTTGTGTATTGCACAAAAGCGCTTTGGTTTGGAATGCCGCCACCATCCGCCTGACATGAAGCGACATAAGTTGTTCCATTATAGGCAACTTCATCTTCATATTGATACCCCGAAATATTATTTGCGGTTCTTGAAGTCCATGTGATGCCGTCAGTGCTTGTAAACAATGCATTTGCCGCAGCAGCATTACGCGACACGTTAGAGAGAGTTCCTGTGCTGAAAAGCACATTATTCACACCGCAAAAACCAGAGTTAGCTGGTGCGCTTGCAAACGTATAAGAGTTTGTGGCGCTTGAAGCCAAGATTGGCGTTCCAACCAATGCTGCAAGCGTTGGGTATGATGTACGGGTGTACAAAGAACCATCGCACAAGAGGAAACCTTGCGGCGTCATGGTGGCTGTACCCGCAACAGTCTGCGATCCAGTCGTTGAAGATGCAAACGAAACCGACCCCGAAGAAGATGCGGTGACTGTATAGACACCATTATAGCCGGATGGCGTGACACCCGCGATGGTGACAGTGCTACCAACAGGCATTGTGTAGGCAGGCGTAAACGTAATCGTTGCAACTGAACCAGTGCCAGATGCTGCCGTAGTCGTGGTCTGATAATACGGGCCGGTGATGACCATGCCGGTGGGAACACCGGGAGCTGCCGCAGCGCTCGTCCAGTTCGTACCATCCGACGTCAGCACGTTGCCCGCAGCGCCAACCGAGGTGAGACCAGTGCCACCTTTTGATGCTGGAACAGTTGCAGCGTAGTTAAACGTCTGGTTACCAAGCACCTGAATGATGTCGCCAGCCGTTGCACCAACAGCAAGAACAACAACGGTTCCAGAAGTAACGGTTA